CGAATCCTACAGTGTACATTACGGCGATGCACCGTGGCGGGTCCGAACGGGCCCAAAACAGTACAAAGCCGTGTACACGGGTGCATGCTCTCGGGGACTAAAAACTGTCTCCAAGTCGCGTGCATGCGCTAACCCCTTCGGGTTTGGTATTGGCTGGGAGGGCTTGTCACCCACTCAGCTTGCCATAACTGCAGCAGTCGGTATCACCCGGTTGTTGTAGTAGTTGTTAATACTACGAAACCGGTGGATCCGTCCACCACAATCGAAGGAGTGTGCCTATGGCACTGACCGATCCCCAGAAATTTAAAGAAGTCGCGGGCACGGAAGTGACTGCCCCTCGTGTTTCTACGGGGGACTTCAAATCTGTGTACGAGACCTCTGACGGTCTGAATAAGTTGACTCTGAGTACTTCAGAATCTAACTCAAATCGGAAACGTCATCTGGTTCGTATCGACGTCGAAAAGCTAGCTACCGACATCTACGAAGAATCCAAAAAACAGGCGGTCTCGATGAGTGTTTATCTCGTCGTTGACCGTCCCGTTAATGGATACACCGTTGCGGAAGCGAAGAAACTGGTGGAAGGCCTTGTTGGTCTCCTGTCAGCTTCGACGTATTCGCTCACGGAAAAAGTCCTCGGCGGGGAGAGCTAAAGCTCTCACTGCCTTGGATTTGTTTATAGACTATCGTATTGATGGTCCATAAGCTATTCCGTGTGATGTTGTCACGAGTGCTTCTTTTTCTTGAAGCCCTCGTTGAATTCCTTGAAAGGAGGTAGCTTTGGCTGATCATGGTTACGACTATAATCACGCCACGTCAGGAACCCATCACGCTGTTCTGGTCATTTTGATCATCGCAGTCGTGATGCTCCTTGGCGGCTTGACGATAGGCCTGAATATCCTTGACCACTTGTAGTGGTCAGGTAGGCTGATTACCTACCGGATATTCTCCCTTCAGTGCGAAAGGCTAAGGATAGTAACCCCCAATTAGGAGGTGCTATGAAAAGCCTGACGTCACTCTGGAATATACTAGCTGAAGAGCTAGCTAGTAGATGTAGCACTAGCACCACCATGGACATTAAAACTGTCCATGATCGAGTCGAACACGAGGGTCTATCGTTTTTGACGATAACCCTACCTACTTTTGGAAAAGACTTTCAGTATTGTCTAGACCAAGGGTTCGTGGTTCCCAAATCCTTTCTTTCCTTTCGAAAGACTGGATCATGTCTCCCCTCATTTTTGAGAGGTTTCATGGAACTAGTGTTCGACTCTGGTACTGGTGTCCTTTTGGAAAAACCGGACATTGAAGCTATCCATGCTATAAGACAATTGACTTTGATCTTTAGCAAGGTACTTCTACCTTGTACTCCCGATAGGGAGCGCAAGGCTATGTCTAATTATGTCCAATGTGATATGGAGGTCGATAATGTCTCAGCCTGTCTCCCAGATTCTAGTTATTCTGAATTTGGTCGTATGGCTAGACTTTTGTTTTCGGATCTTTTCACTTCACTAGATCGAAAGATCTATGATCGTGAGATTGTTCCGAAGCACGGTCCCGGTGCCGTCGCTGAGAAACTTACCAGTAATGGTAAGTATCGAACGCGGTACTGGACCGACCGTCTTGCGGAGGTCTTCGATGTTGAGGACTTCCTCTACCCCAATGCTCGGTATATATCCGATGCTTTTGAGGATGACGGTATCGACTTCCACGAACCCGGTTCTGAGTTACCCTCTCGGGTAATCTCAGTACCTAAGACGCAGAAGACGCCACGCATTATAGCCATAGAGCCCTCAACTGTACAGTATGTACAGCAGGGGCTCCTTGAGCCACTAATGCAGCGTATCCATTCAACTTTCTTGGATGGGTTGATCGGCACTGAGTCTCAGGAGCCTAACCAGCTCCTTGCTCAGGAGGGTTCCCTTACCAGGGACCTCGCCACGCTTGATCTAAGCGAGGCTTCCGATCGTGTGTCTTCTAAGCTCGTTTCCGAACTAATGGCTGGACACCCTCTAAGCCAGAGGGCTGTCTTCGCCTGCCGTTCAGAACGGGCTTCCGTTCCTGGCCATGGTGTTATACCATTGTCCAAGTTCGCGTCTATGGGTTC